AACGCCATCTGCATTACTTCTTTGTCAGTCATACCTGCCCCCTTGCGCGGATAGCCTCTGAGCAACATTTAGCCGACCATCGCTCATCACTATTTCCAAATAATTGAGCCGTATCGCAAATTTTTGCACAATCCTCGCGTTCCATATCTACTGCCCACTCAATTCTTTGTTTTAGACTTCGTTCCCCTATAAGGGCCAACTTAATAATGTCATCTCTAGTCATTTTAATTTTTCGCTTTATTAAAAAGGAACAGATACTGCAATAAAAGTTTGAAAATCATCATTACCATTTTTTTCATCAATTTCTTTTGCTACGTTATAAAGATTATCTATTCCTTGAGTTTTAAAAATATAATCCACTAATATACTAATATTATCAAATTGTTTTTCATTCATAATTTCTAATCTATCAATTTGTTTATCAAGTGATTCAACTAATGTTATTAATGCCCTATTTTCTAACTCATTGTGTTTCATTTCCAATCTCCTTGTAGACCTCTGTTTTTACGCTCCCATTGTTCAGCAGAATCCTTCCTTAACCTATCCGCTGCCTCTTGGCCTCTTTTACTTGCTACTGCTTGCAGGTACTCCATTGCTTTGTTTCTGTCTTGCACTCGCCACTTGATAACCTGCCTGACTTCACATCTATGTCGTTCTTCTTCAAAAAACTCATGCACCTCTGAACCGTCCTTTGTTGTCATAGTCACTAGGAAAGCCCTGCCATTTCTCAATAAACTGGCTGCTTTCCCAATGAAACCACATGTGATACCACTCCGTAGATTCTCCGTTACGCTGCTTTTCGTTCATTAAAATCATGTCAGGCGCAGACATATCTGTCTCCATGCCCTTGTTTACTTCGTTTTCTTTCTTTTTATTGCGCCAGACGATAAACACATTGTCTACTTGATCCGTAATAGAACTACTACCACGAAGATCATTTTTGTTCGGCATCAACTCGTCAGACTGCAATTTGCGGATATGGTGGACAAGATGCACATGGATATTGTGATCTCTAGCCAAAGCAGTAATCTCGTCTACAAAGCGCTTTTGACCGTTATAGTCATCCTCGCCAGCAACACACTTCATCAAGCTATCAATAAACACATGAGTTACACCTAATTCAACAGCGCAGTATCTTGCCATCGAGATAACCTGATCTGCTGTTACCGTACCCTGTTGGTCATAGAACCAAATATTGCCAGTACCAAAAGCCTTAAAACGGTCATACAAGGCACGTTTGTAGGGCAGTCCATGTGTGGATGCCAACAGCTCGACGTTTTCGCCTGCAAACTGCCTTATAAGGCGTTTAATCGATACTTTGGGTTTCATCTCAAAGCTCGCAACGCATACTTTCTCGCCACGCTTGACTAAACCTAGTGCAATCTGACCTGTCAGCAAAGACTTACCGCCACCATTGGAACCTGCCCAAACAGTTACCTCACCAGGTCTAAACGCAAAGTTCTTCGTACACTCCCATTCCATCGGAGTAGATTTTTCAATAACAGGGTTTTCAAGATTGTCTGTAAGCTCATCAACCCATGTCGATACGTCCTTAATATTTTGCTTTAGGTCTGTAGCCCGTAGGTAGGCAGAAAAGTTAATGTCTTCACGCAGGAACATAGTCATCTAATACGCTCCCTGAAGGTAAGATTAAGCATTTTTTAGTGGATACGAAAACCGATTTAGCCTTGGCAGAAACAAAAGCGTTATGGATTTTCTTTAGTTTTGCAAGGGGTTCATTGCTTGAAATGTGTACAGTTAATCCTACAGCAAACCGCAAGTCTAGTTGATTGATATTTTCTATCGGCAATATCTCAATTTCAGGAAATGCCAATGTATCGCCAGCCTTAGACCAGGTATTCCAGCCCTTCAATGGATCATGTCCGTAGCACACCCATAAGCCTCTTGGTTTAAAACCTTCTATACGCAACTTGAGTAGTTCTACATGACCTCTCATGATTGGTATCCCTTCTCCCAATACTTCAGGCCATTACTGGATTTTCCTGCCACCAGGTCATCTTCCCAACGTCTAGCATTTAGCCAGCTTGCAGGATAAGGAATAAACTGCTCCTCACGTTCAAGAAGTTTTTGTTCAGAAATCGCATGAATTATTCTTTTACTCAAATCAACATCTGGAGCAATCTTCATCCATGCTTTTTCAGCATTTGGTTTTGCAATCTTTTTTGGATAACATTTCCAAAACTCAACAAAGCCAAGTTTTACATCAAGCGCTAACTGCTTCTGTCTCTCCCTCTCCTCTCTCTCTCCCTCTGTCTCTGGTCTAGCACCTTGCAAGCAGTCTGCTAGCACTCCGCTAGCACTCAGGAAAAATCCCTTATCAATCAATGGCTTAAGTCCAGACTCAACTTCCTTAGCAGTGAATCTTAATCTAAAGACAAGTTCTTCTATAGACCCATCAAACTCACCTGTTTTTGACTCACTTGCAAGCAGCCAAAGCAAAGGTGCTAGCGCTTTGCTAGCAACAGGCAAGCACATAAATTGTTTATCATTTAGTAATTCTCGATGCAGCTTTACCCAAGGTGGGCAGCGATCTTTGTAATGCTGGAAAACAGTCCAGTTCTTTGGAACAAGTTTCATTTGTACCTCACGTTATTGGTAGCCGTTACTGTAGAAGGAACTGGCAGGACGGTAACGAATCGTCTTTTCGGGAGCTACCCTAGCCATTCCATATCGCACCGCCAAGTACGACACGATTTACAAACTATAGCTTAACTTTTCGTAGTCTGCAAATCTTACATAGAACTCCGCCATTGAAATTCTTTTCTGACCTAGCACGCTTACAGCCTGGGCAGAACTTCATCCTAAAAGTGTAATCAGGACTAGAAACGGTAGACATGATCTGCAATGCTTGCTCCTAACCCAATGTATGAAATTTCTCTTAGTGGCTCACCCCGTGGGCTAACCTTCGGCAACATAAACTTGTCAGATAACTCCCGAAATGGGACTGCTTCGCGTGGCTTAACCAGTCCAGGCTTATCAAACGATTGCACTGCTAGGCGTAGCTCATAGGTAGGCATATAAGCCTCTTTGAGCTTCTTAATGCAGCCAGTAGTGCATAGGTAGTTTAGTTCTGATGAGAGCCGCTTCTTGTCTCTAAAGCCACACAAGCCGTATTCTTCAACAAAACTATGCAGCGTCATCATGCCAGAGTTAGCAAAAGCAACACAAATCTGGTATCTACGACTGCCTGTTTTCGGTAAGTCCATTATTTAGTCTCCTCTTTGTATGGTGCTATGCAGTCTGGATGATTACAGCTTGGGCAAATATCAACAGGATCAGCAAACACCATATCGCAAATTCCTGTCTCTACATCTTCCGCATCGCCAATCCAACCACAATCCGAACATCTAGCTAATTCTTGCATTTTTATTCTCCTTTTGCGCCATAAACTCATGAAAATCTCCGTTTGTTGCTGGATTTAATTATGCAGCTATTCTTAGTCTTGTGTCATTGATTGTTGCTATCGATGAACAAATATTCATAGAAAAGTATTTCTTGCAGCAAATAACGTATATCGCTATAGTTCAGTCATACCAACGACGGAGACAGAGATGATTGAAGAATTAGATGACTTGCTAGTTTGCCTGGCAGCATATCAAGAGGATGAGGCAGATGCACTGTGGTTAGAAGCAAAAGCAGCAAGCGAAGCATTTAATAACGCAAAATTTGATAAATGGTTTTTTGGAGGAATGAAAAGTGACCTACTCTGAAGGAATTGAGGCAGGAATGAAAATAGCTCTGGATCAGATTAATGAGGAGCTAGGCACTGAGTTTAATCATCTAGGACAGTTTATTAATCACTTGTGGGATGTCCAACGCAAAGCAACAACGATTGGCGTACCTTATACAACTGCTAACTTTATGAAGATGAAAGAAGAAAACCAATGAAACTTTTAGCTACCGATGATTGGCTTGCAAGACACCCTAAAGTCATTGCTATCATATTGTTTTCAGGATATATTTTGGTTTCATGGTTGACGTAGGAAAATAAATGGATGACTTTAAATCAATCTTAGACGCAAGGTTCAAGTATGTGCCAGCAGGTAAAACTGATCTTGAGAAAACTTTTAACCGTATTAGAAAGGAGCAAGCAAAAGCAAAGGAAATTCAAACTCTATCGGAAGTTCGGACATTCAATAATGTCATCGTTAAAAAATTCAAATAAAGGTAAATAATCATGCGCCAGCAACAAGAGCAAGAAGAACAACAGCAATGGCTAGTCTACGAAAAACTGCAAAAAGCTCGTATCAAATTGCAGCACACAGAGCTAAAGAAGTCAGGCCACAACAAGTTTGCAGGATATAAATACTTTGAGCTTGGCGACTTCCTACCAGCTATCCAATCTATTTTCTTTGAGTTAAAACTTTGCCCTGTCGTTTCGTTTGGTACTGAGTTAGCTACTCTACGCATCATTGATACTGAGAATGGCGGTTGCGTGACGTTTACTAGCCCAATGGCAGAAGCGCAGCTCAAAGGCTGCCACCCTATCCAGAATCTAGGGGCTGTAGAGACTTATAGCAGACGTTACTTATACGTCACAGCTATGGAGATCGTTGAACACGATGCAATCGATTCTAGCGAGCCTGTGTCAGCTAAACCGATCACTGTTGACGTATTTCAATCTATGTCAGAGGAAGATCAGGAAACTATACGCAGCATCGGCGTAGTGGTTATTGGATTTCTAGCAAAGAATGACGTACAAAGTGCAGTCGATTTTATTAACGAATTAGATTTAGACGCAGATAGCAAAACAGCTCTTTGGTCTTTGTTTGATAGCAAGCAGCGCAGTGCAATTAAGAAGTTCACCACACGATAAAGGTAAATCATGGCTTACGATCCAAAACCAGGCAGCTTCTCACTTTTCAAGAATCAACAAAAGCAAAGCGATACGCATCCTGACTACTCAGGCGACGGTAAAGACCTAGCAGGTAATGCAGTTTATGTGTCTGCCTGGCTCAAAGAAGGTAAATCCGGCAAGTTTATGAGCTGCTCATTTAAACTAAAAGAAACAAAGCCAAAAAATGAAAAGTTTGACGGATTTAAAGAACTTGATGACAGTTTAAGTTCAGTCCCCTTTTAGAGTTTGCACGCCTAGCCGGTAGTGGCGAGTAACTCCGGCAGCGGGAGCCAGTTCTCCTTCATGTTTGCTTGTTCTGGTGACCCCGCACTAAATATTTAAGTGGAATATTCCAAAATAATTGAGAATATTCCCCCCATAAAAGGATAAAAATGGAACTACTTGACTATTTAATTAAAAATCACGGTTTCAAGAATGATCGTGCTATTGCTCTACACATGAAGATTGGTATCTCTACGCTGTCAAAGATTCGCAATAAGAAGATCGTTCCGTCAGCAGAAATCATCCTGCGAGTGCATGAGACTTTTGGCATTGATGTCAAAAAGATTAGGCAACTATGCGTTGGGGAATGATCTTAATCGTGGTCGTAGCGTCTGTGCCTGGCATTGGTTTAGGTGTTATGAACAGGATGCAAAACGAATATCACCGTGGATTCACTGAAGGAGTAGCGTCAGTCACATCGCCAGACATTGATAAACAGTGTGTCGGATGGATGTTCGAGTCTAACTTTAAAGACGCAAAGAAAAGAATATGCAAATGAAATATAATACAAAGCCATCAGAAATAAGAATGGCTAAATTGCTCAAAATCCTTGAGACACCATCAACATACACGGAGATAGAAAAGCAGTTCTTTATCTCTAACAAGTGGATGAAGGGCTATATCAAGCATTTACGCAAGATAAAGCTCGTCTATATTGATAGCTGGATAAAAGAACAGAAAGAGATAAAAGAAGTCTATGTGCCTATTTTTTGTATTGGCAACTATAGCGATGCTGCTAGACCTGCGCCATTATCCTCAAAAGAAAGAGCGCAAATAGCACGTAATAGACTTAACCAGGATATAGACAAGAAAGACCTATTCCTAGCTAAACGCAGGGCTAAACTCCAACCAGTTAAGGCTGATTGGACATCTAGCTGGATTAAACCGCGATTACCTGTCCTCGAAAACACACAAGACCTTTATCCTCATCAATGACTTCTAGCATCTCCGGAGGCAGTAACTTGCCTTCGTAGAATGTCAGCACCACAAAGCCGCTTCTGTGGTTTCTAGTACCGTCCTCTGTATATTCAAATTGAGCGCCCCATACGTCTGCTAGAGAGCCTGTATCGACACCGTAGCGAGTACCTGTCAGATCAGTCCAAGGAGTGACTTTGAGAGAGTGTAAATGACCATTAACTGTAGACACACCAGACCGGAGAACAGCGTTATAAGCAGCGTGTATTCCGTTATAGTTGCGATGTTTGATCTGAGTATGGTCATTTACCATCACTGAAGTCGAGAACTTCCAACGCGGAAAGTGATCCGTCAAGTTCATACCGTGGATGCCCTCAAATTCAGGAGCTTGTGAGGATAATCGGCTATTCCAGCGAATATCGTGATTACCCCAAGTCCAATGCAGTTTGGCATTACCAGCAGCATCCTCGATCTCACAGATACGATCTCTGCAAGCCTCTAGCTCTTGTTTAACGCTAGGTCTGGCTTCCCATCCTGTTCGTGGATGACGAGAGATATTAGCTCCGTCAAACGCATCACCGTTCATGATGACCATCTTAGGGTTTAACTCTTTAACAGCCACTACAAAGGCCCTGTGAGCTGTGGAGATGATGCCAGGCCAGTAGTGAGCATCTGAGCCAACGATAACAACGCCTGATTCCAATCCAACATTAACTCTAACGCCATTGGCAGGTAAAGTCACATTGAAATCAGGGCTGTTTTTAGCAGTGGCAAGCAACTGGACACCTTGCCGCTTTTCGATGTCTCTACGCTTGCGATTAACGAATCTGTGGTTAATGCCTAGAATCTCAGCTACTTTAGTAACTGAGCCGCATGAGTTCCATGCCGCTATAAATTCCTCATCTGTTACTGGGTGAGTCATTATGACACCTGCCTTTTAAATTCACCGCACCATTCGTTAATCCCAGTAATCGGAAATAAACTTTCAAAATCATCATCACCAAGAAAGAACATAGATGGAGGATAGCGTCTGCATAGACCAACTTCATCATTCTTCTCACGATCAAAGAAAGCGCAGGATTGGCACATCGGCATACAGTCAGCAGGTATTTTCTTAGTAACCATACATTGCTTTTTCATCTTTGCGACGATTAACTAAACCCTTGAGAACCTTACCACCGCCTCGTGTATATTTCATGAATTCACTACCAGCAGCCTCAAATTCACCACGGTTGTGTTTTTGGCGCAACGTACTACGCTGTAAAGTACCTAGTCCTACATTAAAGCTAAAAGAGACCAGAGCATCGAATTGCCCTTGAGTAAGAGAATTAGTGCAATAACGTAGTACACCTCGCTCAAAACGCTGCAAGTCTGCTTTAAGAATCGCATCTACCTCATCCTTAGTAAACTGTCTAAAGTCCTCAACACGCAGCCCTATAGAGCCTCTTTGAGCCACTGGCAATAGTCCCTGTTTGGGATATAAAACGTGACCTACACCGACAGTCCATAAACCAGCAGGGCAAAGATATGGCTTATATCTAACACCCTCATGGTGAATTATGGTTTTAAGTGCTTTGTCGCTTACTTTCATTTCTTGCTAAACGCCTGTGTTCCGAACCAAAAACTAATCACAGAAGCCCAAATAGTCTGTGTATCGTCATCCCAAACCAGCGCCATCATCTCCTTAAACGGAGCGTCTTGTGTCCAGGCATACCAAACACCAGCAATGTCAATAGCAACTAGCAATAAAAATAGACCGTAAGTAATCGTAGGACGAACCATAGCGCGAGCATTAACAACCCACTGACTAGCACCCTTACCAATCTCAATGTCGTGAGAATACAACGCTATACGCTCATCTGCTTGCGTCTGGATACCGATCTGCTCAGTCTTAATATCCTCAATATGCGCTTGAGCCTCAAAGCCTTTATTAGCCATCTCTATCTGCTGCGTCATCTGCAATTGAGCAAGTGCTAACTCATGCTTCTTATCTTGCTTGTCTTGAAAGAAGTCCAAGAGTTTAGGCAAGCCACCAGATAGAAAAGAGATTAGCGTAGTAATTAGAGTCATCATTAGTCTTTACCCCCGTTTTTAAACATCCACCATATTGCATACATTACGAAACTACTAATAGAAACGCCTAGCACTACAGCTAACCATTCCTGAATATTCTGTATTTTTTGCTCTTTCTTGCGACGTATTTCAGCCAGACGCATACGTTCCTCGCGTTCAGCATCTTCGATCTCTTGTTTACGTTCTAGGATAATTGCATCTCGACGATGACACATCTCGTCGTATAGACCAGACTCCTGGCTACCGTAGATTAGAGCCTCTTTAAGCTCTTTCTCTAGCCGGATCATCTCTCTATGTGCAAAGGTAGCTTCCAACGCCTCTGCGGTAGCGCTACGCTGTGGCTTGCCTTCTTTAACTGCTTGGAGTTTCTGTTTCTTTTGCTCGATGACAGCAAGCTCAACTTCTGTTTGCTTATCGAAGAATGTTGCTATGTCGTGATAGCAGTCTTGAATTTCGTGGCCTAGAGAGATTAGCTCCTTAACTCCGGCAACAGCAGTTTTAGCAATGGCAACTGCTGCGCCGATAGTTAGCGGGTCGATTTTAATCTCCGAATAGTTTTTTAACGCTCATAGTGATGATTGAACCCAGTGCGCCAGCAGCAAAGATGATCGTGTATAGACCACCTTTACCTTGATTAAGCATAGCAGTTACGTCAGCCATCTCTTTACGAAGTAAATGTATCTCAGAAGTTAATGTTTTAACATCTGCTTGCAATGCACCAAATTCTTGTGGATTAATGTCTGACATAATTTATCTCGCAAGTATTAGCCGCCAAATGCAGTCGATGCTATTGGAGCGCCTGAAAACGAGCCATCAACAACAGTAGCTCCACCACCACCACCGGCAAACGAAGCGCCAACAAATGCTAAAAGTATGCCACTCATTTAGAACCCCACTGATATAACTACAATATTGTCATCAATAAACACAGCATTAGCTAATGATCTAGGAGGAAACTCTATAAATGCTCTTTTCTTTGCTCGAGAAGAACGGTAAGAGTTTTCCACCAGCGAATGAATAGAGATAAATTCATCCGTATTGTTAAAGAGGATTAAAGCATCACCCTTTGAAAAGGTATTACCAGGGAGAGTAACTACCCCTCCCTGATCTATCCTAACGATTTTACCTGCATCCGTCTTGGATAGCGTATAACTCATGGCTTTGGATACTTTGCCTTAACTGTTGCAATTTTAGCAGCCATTGCAGTCATTGCGTCAGAACCCTTCCACATTGCATCTAATTGATCTGCAAGCGTAGGATACTCGGCACGACGACTAGCGTAGTAATCAGGATTATCAGCACGTACTATCTCAGACTTATCAATAGCGACAGTCTCAGTGCCGTTAATGCCTTCAATCTCGCGTGTTTTAGGTGTGAGAGCAGCCCAAGCAGCTTCTTTAGCATCAATCTCAGCCTTAATACGCGCCTCTGAAGCCGCAATGTAAGTAGCTAAATCAGTATCAGGTGGAACAAACGTCATCCAATCATACGTCAGACTATTATGCTCAACCTTAAGGATAGCGATAGCACGATCTTCACCGGTAACGCCAGATTGTAAACCTTCTAAGGAAATCATTTTACTGCCTCCAATCTAAAGTTCTTGCCCGGATGCTGACCCGTTACGGGCAGAATCTTGATGTCTTTGAAACCTACCGCTGTACATAGGTCAGCCAGCGACTTAGGCGTGTAGCCCCACAGGTGCGGAGATAAAGCACCTTTCTCTTGTGTCTCAGGCGTAATACGGTCTACGTGAGCGCCATAGATACACATAGCAGTCATGTGCTGATCTGCACCGTCTTGCTCAAGGTAATCTTTGCACAAGCCAGCAAGGTCAGGCGTCTCTAAAACAAGCATACCGCCCTCTTTCAACGTGGCAAGCCACTTCTCTAGGACGCTAGGAGCGCGATGCTGTGGGATATGTTCAATCACATGACTAGCAAAGATTTCGTCAGCGCAATGCTCTGGCAGGTCTAGTTTCATGATGTCTTGCTTGATGTCTGCGGTATCGCTGTGCATATCAACGCCAAGGTAGCCGGGCAGACGATCACGCCCACAGCCCATATTGAACTTGATAGGCTGACCTTCTTCTAGCAATTTGGCGATAACAGACTTGTAGCTGCCAGTACCTTCTGGTAGACGATCAGCCCAACGACGGTCAATAAACTCTTTGTCATCCAGCGTCAAAGGACGAGTAGGCTTGATGTTCGTGTAGTAGTTCTTCAGGTCTACAGAAGGATGCGCCGTGTACAGTCCGCTTGCTAAATCCATATGCAGACATTGCACATCGGTATTAACTAGGAGCTTCGTTCCACGCTTATGCAGACGATGGACAAAGAAATTGTCTTCGCCGATAAAAGGAATCTCATCGTTGATGTTGTTGCCAATACAGGTAAACGGCAGGTCAGGAGCCTCGTCCTTCATTGCTTGCAGGATAGAGATAGGGATCATCATCACATCCATGCCGGTCTGCCAAGCCTCAATCAACTGCCCCGGATCGACATTAGGAATGGTAATCCAATCTTTGTTGCGTACCATGATCATTGCGTCAGAGCATTTGATGTAGTACACACCAGTGACCACTGCGTCAGGATTCTTTTCTGCTGTCTCATGTAATACTTTAAAGCCATCATAGGGAAGGACAGTATCCTCGCCGATAAACAGCATGTACTTAGCGCCGGATGACAGTGCTTGCTCTATAAGATAGTTACGGGCAACGTCCACCTTCTCGCCACCGATATGCACAAAGCCGTGGGAGAAGCCCATCAGGTCAATGTGCAATCCATCATATCCATCAAAATTCTGTGCTGCGGTTTCTTCTAAGTTGCGACGTGGTTGTGCGATTAAGACGTAAGGTGCGATGGTTTTGGATTCATCGTAGATTTCTTGCATCGTTGTTATAATTTTATCGCGGTTGTACACGTATTTCTCCTTACTGTGGTTGATAAATTATTAGAATTTATTGAAAAACGGGCTTAAAGCATAACCTACTTTTTGCTGTACGTTTGTGGAGATTTTTTGGCCTCTGTTTGCACTCAACGGAATAAAATGAATATCTCCGTTTTGAGAAAGAACTCCACCAAAATAACTACCAATGTTAAAAACAGAATAAGTAGAAACAATACCAGTAAATGATACTTTCTCTCCTTGAGCAAACCCATTATTTATAAAATGTACATCTCCATTAGGAGCTAATACGCCACCATTTAAATCGTTAATAATTATTGAATAAGTAGAAACTACTCCTAAAGATGATATTTTTTGCCCAACTGTTGAACTAGCAGGAACAAAATGAATGTCGCCATTAGGGGCAAGAACACCACCAGTGTAAGAATTAGTTCCAGTAAACACTAAGCTATAAGTAGAAACAACTCCGGCAGCAGATATTTTTTGACCTCTATTTGCTCCATAAGGAACAAAATGTATGTCCCCATTAGGAGCAAGAACACCACCTCTATAAGCACTAGATGCTGTATAAATTAAAGAGTAAGTGGAAACCACACCAGCAGCAGATACTTTCTGACCTCTATTTGCAGAAGAAGGAATAAAATGAATATCACCGTTAGGAGCTAAAACACCGCCTGTGTAAGCGCCGCTTGTTGTATAAACTAAAGAATAAGTGCTAACAACTCCAGAAGCGTTTATTTTTTGTCCTCTTACTGCACTGTACGGAACAAAGTGTATGTCTCCGTTAGGCGCTAACACCCCGCCAGTATAAACAGTTAGCGCTGTATAAACCAACGAATACGTAGAAACTACGCCAGCAGCAGATACTTTTTGTCCAACTGCCGCCCTATGTGGAACAAAATGAATGTCGCCGTTTGGTGCAAGTACGCCACCTTGGTATGACTCAACAGTCGTGTAAACCAAGCTATACGTACTTACAATCCCATTAGTACTATTATTAGCATACGGCACACCATTCACTACACCTGCATCTAGCTGCTTCTTTAAATTCAGCCACGCTACCAAGTCAGTACCTACTGAGCTATTGTCAGCCGTTGGTACAGTGCCTAGCGTGTTCTCTGATGGAAAGGTAACGAATACCGTCTTAGTGCCAGCAGGGAAGTCTACTAGAGCATTGCTATTAGATGATTCAAGGACAGAGCGCGATAGCGTAGTACCAGACAGCGTAAACGTACCAATGCCCACTTCCCAGTTCGTAGCGTCAGTGATGCAGTAATACGTTTGATTACCGTCACCGATCACCGAGAAGGCTTGAAAGCCTACTACCGCAGCGCCAAGCGTAAAGGTTCCCGTACCTGTCGTTGTGCTGGTTACTTTTACTCGGTCTTTAACGACATACGCCATAATGATCCTTAAAAC